TCGGGATCAGCATGACCGACATCACGAACACGCTGAGTGCAATCTGGAACGGTTTCTGCAATCTCCTCGCGCCGGTTTTTGAGGGCGTGTTCCAGGAGATCGCGAACATTTTCCAGGCCGTGACCGACGTCATCGTCGGGATCCTCGACATCTTTATCGGCATCTTTACCGGAAACTGGGATCAGGCATGGCAAGGCGTCCAGGAGGTTTTCGGCGCGATCTGGGATTTCATCAAGAACACGTTCCAGAACGTGCTCAACATCATGGAGGGCACCCTCAACACGGTCTGCGGGTGGTTCGGCACTACATGGAGCGAGACCTGGAATAATATCAAGAACGTCATCGTCACCGTCCTAACGGCGATTCAAAGCTTTTTTGTCACGATCTGGAATGGTATCAAGACAGTGACCTCGACCGTCTGGAATGGCATCGGGTCGGCGATCCTCATACCGATCGAGACCGCCCGCGACAAGGTCAAGGCGGCGATCGACAAGATGAAGGGGTTTTTCAATTTCAGTTGGAAACTCCCGGACATCAAGCTCCCGCATTTCTCGATCGAGGGCAAGTTCTCGCTCAACCCGCCAAGCGTTCCGCATTTTGCGGTCGACTGGTACGACAAGGGCGGCATCTTCTCATCTCCGACCATTGTCGGTGTCGGCGAAAAACGGCCCGAGTTTGTCGGCGCTCTTGACGATCTCCGGGCAATCGTCCGCGAGGAGACCGGCAACGCGGCGAACACGACGGCGCTCAATCAGATCGTCGAGCTGCTCACTCAGATCGCGGGCAACCCGCGCGGCATAACCATAAATCAGACGATTAACGCCGAGGACACGAGCTACGTCGGGCAGCAGAAACAGGCCGCTAAGGAACTCGGCCGGATTGCGAGGGCTCTGACATGAAAACACAGGAAATATTAACCTACACAAACACAAAGGGGGAGTCGATCACGTTCGGGGTCGGCTCCAGGTACCACGTCAATGTCTCGAAAGACGTGACGGGGCTCAGCGACCTCGACGACACGATCTACTCGACATCCTCGATGGGACAGCACGGCGACACTTACACGGGCGTCCGGATCGAGCCGAGGCCTATCAAGATCAAGGGCAAGATCACCGAGCGCGACAAGTCGGCACAGATCGACCTGAGACAGCACGCGCTCAAGATCTTAAACCCGGAGCTCGCGGGAACTCTCCGCTACTACTACGGCAGTTTCGCCCGCAAGATCGGGGCGATCGTCGACGGGACGCCGACATTTACGCGGGATCTGTCTCAGGAATTTGAGGTCGATTTCAAGTGCCTCGATCCGTTCTGGCAAGAGGAAACCGAGCACCGCGAGGACATCGCGACGTGGGCGGCCGCCTGGGAATTTCCGACAGAGATCGACAAGGACGACGCGACGGACATGATTTTCGGCAGTCGTTCCGACAGTGTCATCGTCGACGTTTACAACGGCGGGCACGTCTCGATCGGTATGAGGATCGTATTCCGGGCAATCGGTGAGCTCACAAACCCGATGCTCCTAAACGTCAACACCCGGGAGTTCATAAAACTCAACTATACGATGGTCGCCGGCGACGTTGTCGAGATCAACACGTCCTACGGATCCAAGAGGGCGAGGCTCACCCGTCAGGGCGTCGTGTCCAATGTTTACCGCTATCTCGATGTCGACTCGACCTTTATGCAGCTCGATGTCGGCGACAACGTTTTCCGATACAACGCGGACACAGGGCTCGACAATCTCGAGTGCTCGATCTATTTCAGCCCGAAAATTCTAGGAGTATAAGCCAATGGATCTGAGAATTTTTGACAAGCAGCTCAACGCCCTCGGCGTCATCGACGAGGCGGCGAGCGTCATCTGGACCGTCCGCTATTTCGACGTCGGCGAGTTCAAGATCCTCGCGCCGATCACTGACAATAACAGGGAGCTCCTCGTCCGGGATCGCGTCGTCGTAAAGCACGACAAGTACACCGACTACACGGACGCCGACGGTGCGATCTGGAGGCGCGGCGCGGTCATTAAGTACGTGCACTACACGAAAGACGAGACCGGTCAGGAGCAGATCGAGGCGACCGGCTACAGTCTGAGCAAGTGGCTCAGTCAGCGAGTCATCGCCCCGACATTCTCAATGACCGGCACAAAACAGGAAATTGTCAACGAGCTCATCGCCCAGAACATCGGCAGCAAAGCGGACACCGCGCGGCAGTTTCCTCAGCTCATCATGATCACGCAGAGCGATTTCGGCGGGGTGAGCATCGACTACTCTCCGGAGTATCTCAAGGACCTCGGCGACGAGGTCAAGGCACAATGCCAAGACGGAAAGCTCGGCTATGACATTCTCGTAAACGAGCGGACGAAACAGTTCGGATTTTATCTCTATGAGGGCCGAAACCTCACCGACGGAAACACCGACGGCAATCCGCCGTGCATTTTTTCGCGTGATTTCGATAATGTCACGGAACAGGAGTACGAGAACAGTGTCGAAAACTATAAAAATTTCGCCTACGTCCGCGGGTCCTCAGACAGCAACAACGTCCAGATGATCGCGACCTTCGACGGAGCCGGTGCTTCAGGTCTTGATCGGTGCGAGATTCGAGTCGACGCGACGGATATGTCGCGGAGTGTCGAGGGTGACAGCGGCACGAGCACCGACATCCCGGACGCGACCTACAAGACAATGCTCGAGAACCGCGGCGCGACAGAGCTCGCGACCATGATCGAGACCTACACGTTCAAGAGCACGATCCGCGCCGACTCGAATCTCGCCTACAAGGACGACTTTGACCTCGGCGACCGCGTGACGTGCATCGAAAAGAGGTGGGGCATCAAAATCAACTCAAGGATCACCGAGGTTTCTCAAACATGGGAAAAGGGCAAGACCACGCTCGAGGCCACGTTCGGCGAATCGACGCCGACGCTCCTCGAAGCGATTAAAAAGAGGAGGTAAATCATGAACTACATGCCTTTTAACAGCGTGGACCATGACCGCGTTTATAAGGCCGAGGACTGGGCCTGGTATTTCTCGACGTTCATCTCGAACGGCGTATTCCCCGCCCCGTCGGACGGTCTGCAAGTCGTCGCCGGCGACGGTATGACGATCGGCGTCCGGCCCGGCTACGGTTTCATCAATGGCTACGCATTCCGCAATCAGGAGCTCTACAATCTCACGATCAGCAACGCCGACGGCTCACTCGACAGAATCGACCGCGTCGTTCTGCGGTGGGATCTGACTCAGCGACTCATGGAGCTCGCGGTCCTCACCGGATCGCCGTCAAAGTCTCCAACAGCGCCGGCGCTTACTCAGGGCGCCGACGTCTGGGAGATCGCTCTCGCGGACGTCTCCATCACTAGGGGCCTCACGACCGTCACTCAGGCACAGATCACCGACGACCGATACAACTCGAGCCTCTGCGGGATCTGCGCCGGTGTCATTACTCAGATCGACGCGAGTACACTGACTGCTCAGTTCGACAGCTTTTTCGAGCAGTACACCGCGAAGATCACCGAGAGCTACGACAATTACACGACAAGCATCGAGGCCTATGAGGCCGCATGGAAAGCCGCCCTCGATGACTGGAAAGCGTCCGAACAGTCAGAGCAGGACACCTGGCAGACAGCTCAGTGGCAAGCGTTCTCCGAATGGCTCAGCAAGTGCGAGGCCGCGATCAGCGACAGCACCGCCGCGACGCTGACCGCTGAGGTCGTCGAGCATGACGAGAGGCTCGACGTTCTGGAGCACATGACGATCCAGAACGACTTTTTCGCTCCGCTCCTCGACGACGACAACTGCCCGATCCTGGACGACGACGGGTTCGCGATCCTGAGGGACTGGAAATATAAATACGCCTAAACGGTAACATCGACCGCCTCGGGTTCTCCCGGGCGGTCGTTTGATTAAGTACAAGCCAAAAAAGGAGGCAAATTATGGCAATCACTATTGACGTGTCAAACGGCCGGAAGTTTACCGACGAGCCGACGCTCGACGCGCTGACCGACGGCTCTGAGACTTTGCTCGTCCGTAACAACAACGGTGTCAAGTCGATCAAGGCAAGCGCCCTGAAGACTTTCATCGGCGGAGATCTGGCCACACTCAAAACGACCGACAAGACCGGGCTCATCGCCGCGATCAATGAAGTCCTGGGCGTGACCGGGGACAATGCCTCGGCGATCACCGCACTCCAGACCTTGACGAAAATGCTCAGTGCGACCGGAGCATCCCGCGCCAACGCCATGCCCTTCGAGCATGATCTTGGTACCAGCTTCACAGATGAGCAGTCCGCTGACATCAGAGCGGGCCGGTTCGACAAGGTCCGCGTCGGAGGCTACTGGACGATTAACGGCCGGAAGTACTGGGCGGCTCATGCTGACTATCGTCTCCACTGCGGAGACACAGAGCTGACCACCCACCACATGCTCGTTTTCCCGGACAAGTCTTTTTATAACCACGTCATGAACTCGACAAACGTAACATCCGGGGCCTACTACGGCTCGAACATGGTCTCGGAC